GACACTGTTCAGATTGGCGAGTTTTTTGGCACAACGAGCGACATACTTGCAACGCTAAACTTTAACGCTAGATCTACCGATAAGTTTGCTGCCGTCATAGATACAGGTGAAACAGATCTCATAATCGACATGGTTCTGGACACGAATTATGGCACAGGATCTGAGGCCGGTGGCGGCGCTGTTATTCGGTATGTGGACGAAAACAATTACTACAGAGTTTATTGTAGTAGCACTAGGTATGAGTTGTACGAATGTGTTGCTGGCACAGAAACTCGTGTTGGATTTGCCAACGCTTCTGGCAGCACCGATACAAACCTTTTAAGGTATCGTATTCGAGTCGTAGGCGACAAAATGACTTTAGACAATTGGAACTATAAATATGAAATTGGTACGAGTGTCAATGAATCACAAAAGGGATTCAATTCGTACACAATGACAAATTTTTTGACGGCTACTAAATGCGGGCCTTCATTCGACTCGACCGGGACCTACCCAGATATTATTACTAGCACTGTAAAATACTTTACCGTGTTGAAGCCGATGGGGTTGTAATATGATTCATCTTGGAACCGTTGACTTTGGCTCAACGCTTTATATTCCCATTAGCACCAACACTGGTTCTGGCGGCACTATTGGGTTCGACACAACGCCTGTGGTTGGCGACTTTGAAGTTTACAAAAACGGCACAACCGCCAGAGCCGACACTACTGGATACGCCTTTAACGAAGCAATTAATAGTAGCACAGGACTGCATGTATTTACTATTGATATGACATCCAATCCTGCATCTTTTTGGGAGCTTGGTGAAAAGTATCTTGTAGGGTTTACACCCACCGCCACCGTTGACGGGGAAACCGTAGAGGCTTGGGTTGCAGAGTTTACAATTGAAACATCAGAAGAACAAAAACTTAAAGCCTCTGCTGCCGGTATCCTTACTGGACTAGCGAGCGGTACACCGACAACAACATCAAACGATTCCGACCTGTCCGGGTTTGAAGATGACGAGCTAATTGGAAGAACAATTGTATTTACTGCTGGCACTGCTCAAGGATGCGCCGCTGTTATTACTGATTACACTAGCGTAAATGGTGTGATAAGCTACAGTGAAGGTATTGCTACAGCCTCTGTGTCTGGCGACACCTTTATTATTGTCTAGGGGTATACATGGCTACTTCTGGAACATCTGTATTTGACCTAGATCTTTCTGAGATCGTAGAAGAGGCATTCGACCGTTGTGGGCTGAAGCTCCGCACCGGATACGATATGAAGACTGCTATTCGGTCTTTGAATCTTTTGACAATTGAGTGGTCAAATAGGGGCACAAACTTTTGGACCGTCGAACAGGGCACTGCTACGGCCACAGGCGGCGTGGCCACGGTAACGCTTCCTGCTGACACAGTAGACCTTATTGAATACTGGATTCGTACCGGCTCCGGCCAGACCCAGAATGACCTGAGCCTGTCGCGTATTAGTGTCTCTCAGTACTCAAACCTGCCCAACAAAAACTCTACGGGTCGCCCTGTAAATATTTTTGTAGACAAACAAAAAGACGCTCCGGTCGCGTACCTGTGGCCGGTACCGGACCAAGACTACACGTTTGTTTACCAGAGGTTGCGTAGGATTGAAGATGCTGGTGACTCCGGGGAACTGACCGCAGACACCCCATTTCGCTTTCTGCCGTGCCTCGTGGCCGGTCTGGCATACCAGATCAGCATGAAGTACCCAGAGGCCGCACAACGCTCTCCAATGCTCAAGGCAGAGTATGAAGCACAGTGGGACCTCGCGCAGTCTCAGGATCGCGACAGGTCTTCTCTGCGTCTCGTACCGGGAGGGTACCGTGTCTAGTATTACTTCTGGGAAATACGCATACGGTTTCTGTGATCGTACAGGTTTTCGCTATAAGCTGTCCGACCTGAAACCAGAGTATGTAGCAGGAGTCAAAACAGGTCTTATGGTGGGGAAAGATGTGTGGGACTCGGACCATCCACAGAATTTTCTGGGCAAGATGGGAGATTACACCGACCCACAGGCACTGGAAAACCCACGGCCTGACACAGCCCAAGACGAAAGCAGAAAGCTGTCTGCCTTTGATCCGGTAGGTAACGGCAATGCTGGGTCTTATGGCAACCTTGTAGCGTTTAGTGGATCTGGCAGGGTTAGCGTGGTGATTACATGAACTACTCAGAGCTAAACCAGACGATTCAGGACTACTGCGAAAACGATGAAGCATCGTTTGTCAGGAATGTCCCGAACTTCGTCAAGATTGCAGAGAACAGGATCTATCGAACAGTAAACCTTCCTGTGAATTACAGGTGTCAGATGGGACAAATGACACTTGGAAATAAATTTTTGACGCTACCCACAGATTTTCTTGTGCCGTCCCACATTCAGATCGACGTATCTGGATCATGGGAGAATCTCTTGGTGCGTGAGCCGGGGTTTATTCGGCAGACGTACCCGAACGACACCACCACAGGTCAGCCGAAATACTTTGCAGTGTATGACTCCGACACCATGCTGATCGGGCCTACACCTGATGCAAGCTATGATACGGAGATCTACTACTACTACCTACCCGAAACAATCGTTACAGCAGGTACATCATGGCTTGGCACGTTTGCCGAAGAGGCCATTCTCTATGGCAGCTTGGTTGAAGCGTACACTTACATGAAGGGTGACGCAGACATGATTACGCTGTACAGAGACAGGTACAACGAGGCGATGGCTCCGCTTAAAGCGCAGTCAGAAGGCCGCACAACGACCGACGAGTATCGCAGCGACCGCATTCTTTCGCCGCGAGGCTAGGAGTTTTTATGGCGATCACACAAGGACTATGCAACTCATTCAAGAAAGAACTTCTTGAGGGTCTGCACAACTTCACCACCGCTGGCGATACAATCAAAATTGCCCTGTACACTGATGCAGCAAACCTTGATTCTACAACGACAGTGTATACGACATCAGGCGAGGTGAGCGATGCAGGTACAAACTACACGGCAGGCGGAGAAACACTCACAAAAGTTGACCCATCGCTCAGTGGAACAACGGCTATTACCGACTTTGCCGACGCAACGTGGGCTTCAGCAACTTTTACGGCTCGGGGTGCGCTTATCTACAACTCCACCCAAGCAAACAGAGCCATAATGGTTCTCGACTTTGGTGCAGATAAAACCGTAGTCACAGGAAATTTTACGATCACGTTCCCTGACGCCGACGCTACTAATGCCATTGTCAGAATTGCGTAATGTCTAGGGCTACACGCTATGCACAGGTTTTGGTTCCGTTTAACGCACTGCGTGACCACCAAATTTCAGACTCTGTTGCTGTCACATCTACTGGCATGCTTGCACAGCAGGGTGATGCGGCACCGAAGGGTTGGTTTTTGTGCGATCAGTCACAGACCCCTGCGTGGGCGTCTTGTAACACCAGCCAGACACCCGGATGGGTGGCTGTCGATGACTCTCAATAATTATGGGCACCACATTTAATAACGACCTTCGACTCACTGAAATTGTAAGTGGCACGGAAGAAGGTAATTGGGGAAACCTGACTAACACCAACATGCAGTTGCTTGGTGAAGCGTTTGGGTATGGCGAAGAAGAGATTACTGATGGGGCAACAGCCACAATCACCATGCAAGATGGTGTTGCTGACGCTGCGCGATCTTTCTATCTGAAGATTACTTCAGATGTTTCAATGACCCAGATTTGTACAATTACAATCGGGCCAAACTCTTCTTCTCGTGTCATGTTTATTGAAAATGGCACAACCGCTGGTTTCGATATTGTTATTTCGCAGGGCTCTGGGTCGAATGTTACGATCCCAAACGGCGAAGCCAAGATGGTTTACATGGACGGCGTGGGTGCAGGTGCCGCCGTCGTAGACGCCATGGCTGCGATCAAGGTTTTGTCCACCAGACAGCCAGACCATGTGTATGCTGCCACGGTTACGGGACTAACCGCATCCGGTGGCAATGTAGATATTGATTGGAGTCAGGGTAACATCGTCAGAATTACCAATGATGCAGCGGCAACATTCAATGCCCCGACAAACCCTGCGGATGGCGGCAACTACCTGATTATTGTAGAAACAACCACCGGGGCCCAAGCAACTTGGACTTGGCCAGCAACCTTCAAGTGGCGCAACAACTCAGCGCCGACCCTGACCACATCAACTGGTGGGGAAAAAGATGTAATTACGCTGATTTATGATGCCACTGACAGTGTTTATCTGGCATCGTACACACTTAATCATCCAGCGTAACATGACGTTTTGTGGTTACCACGGCTCGACTGACGCAGTTGGTGTGTTTACTGGGTTCATAAGGCCCATTAGTCCTGACGTAGAAACAACAAATTGGTTTCCAACACCTCTTTACACGCATGTAGATGAAACTTCTCCTGATGATGGAGATACAATTTTTAGTACTACAAGCACCGCTGTATGGCCCTCATTTAATACGTATGACTGTGAGCTAACACTAGATACACCATCAGCAGAGCCAGCTCCGGGAGACCGGCAGCTTATTACACTTAGAACAAGATTAGAAATTATTGAGGACACGCCCGGAGGCACCGGAAACGCAGATTTTACTAATAGCTTGGTGCAGGGTACCACTGTTATTGCATTTAGCACGCACAGTGAAAGCACAGTTAATAACTGGCAAACAGTAACATACGATTTAACCGAAGGTGAGGTTAATAGTATTACAGATTATTCAGATCTTAGATTTCGTCTATCTGTTAATATAGGACACAATAGTGGATTCCCAGACGTCCTCGCAGAATGTTCTTGGGTTGAAGTTGAATTTTCACAAAGACCGTAAAAATGAACACAACAATTTTCGTATTCTTTGTACTGGCTACTGCTGTAGCGTTTGTTTACGGCTTGAAAAAGAGCAACGTGGGCAAAACAACAGTGACGAGGACCAAAAGCCTTATGCGGATCTTGGGCCTCAAGTCTCCTTTTGACCCCGGAAAGGAAGACCTGAAGTGACAGAGGAAGCTATTGTCAAATTTCTTCCTGCTCTTGTGGCGGCAGGTGCTGCTTGGGGTGCAGTCAAGCAGGGACTAAATGGCACACAAGAAACAATCAAGCATTTGAGTGGTGTCCTTGATCGTGTCGGCCAAAAAGTAGATGTGCATGGTGAAAAACTTGCGGCGATGCACGCCGACAAAGAACACATTAAAGAAATGCTTCGCAAGGTAGAAAAAAGGAATAGGTGATGCCCGCCAATAAGTATACGAGAGGCAAAGAAAAGTTTTCTGGTTACAACAAGCCAAAAAGAACACCCAATCATCCCAAAAAATCTCATGCCGTATTGGCCAAAGAAGGCGATACAGTAAAGCTGATCAGGTTTGGGCAGCAGGGTGTTAAGGGTAGCCCTAAAAAAAGTGGGGAGTCTAAGAAATACGCCAATCGGCGTAAGTCGTTTAAGGCTCGCCATGCAAAAAACATTAAGAAAGGAAAGCTGTCTGCTGCTTACTGGGCAGATAAAGTGAAGTGGT